ATGTGTTAAGAGAACTTAAGGAAAACCCTGAGTCTCGCCGTGCTATCATGATTTATACCAGACCTTCTATGTGGAAGGATTATAATGAAGACGGTATGTCTGATTTCATGTGCACTAATTCTGTTCAATACATGATCAGAGACGGTGTTCTTAACGCTCATGTCAATATGAGATCAAATGACGCCATTTTCGGATATCGTAATGATTGGGCATGGCAGAAGTACGTTCTTACTCTGTTGGCGTATTCACTAGAAGTACCAATTGGTAAGATTTATTGGAATGCAGCGTCTCTTCATGTATACGAGAGGCACTTCTGGATGGTAGATGCTTGGGGTAAGGGACTTGGAAACACTGTTTCCAAGGCAGAATATTTGGATCATTATCCAGAAAGCCAATATGCAACTGACAAAATTAAATATGCAACAGATAGAATTTAGGCCAACCAAGTACTATCCTGAATTCATCAGATACTATTCTCTTGCTAAAAAGCAGCAAGAGCTGTGCAATGTATCTCGGTCACGCCCATATGGCGCGCTGGCTCATACTGATCCAGCAGCTAAAATTGGTGATGATCTGATGGAACACGTTGAACTATATGACGTGGTTCAACGTAAGTACGCAGGATTCTCCCAGATTGTAAATGATATTTTCTATGGATGGAGTAAAGAACATCCGTACTGGGAGAAGATGAAGATAGGTAAGATAACGAAGCAGCGTAATCTGATCGCACGTAATTGGTCAACTGCATCACATGATGATTATATTTGGTTGTGGTTGTTCATTCTTCATCGTGTAACCGGGTCGGCAATTAACTATTCTACCAAGCCAACTGGATATCACAATACCGTGCTTCCGTACCTTTATCAGTTCGATTCGATAAAGGATATGAATGCGTTCATCAAGAATTACCCAGGAACGTTCTACACTTCTATTGGGTATCAGTTCCCGGCTTTCCCTAAGCCGATCGAAGGTTATAAACGCGGTGGCGATTACTATCTAGCAGAGTATGCACCTGAACTTGCTGCATCGCTTGCTGAATTCTTGCTTTACACCAAAGGAAAGAAATCACTTAGAGAAGTTGGTAACTTCATGCTCAAGTGGAATGTTGAACACGGTCTAAGACAGTACCATTTCCAATATGCAGCTGTTGTGGCTGATATTGCAGATTGGTTCCCGGATTGTGTTCATAAGGAATCGCACTTCTACTATGGCACTAATGCCAAGGAATGTATCTCGTACCTAGCAGAACGACCAAAGGGTGTAAAGGAAATTGACTTCCTAGACAACGTGATGGATCAAATCATGAAGGATACAGGTGGATATCCTTACGATGCAGAAGACGTATGTTGTGATTTTATTCGTTGGATCGAAAACTATGTTCGGCCAGGAGCTGATTATGACCATCTAGACTTCGACTCTGTATGGAATTCATCCACGATCATTGACCATCCGTTCGGCCGTCAGAAAAAGATGCTAGAGCTTGGTCTAGTTAAGACATTCAACGGAATGAAATCCCATCCATCAGATGATTTTGTTTTAAAGTCAGCGGGCATGTCAGTTCAACAATACAAAGAGGCAATTAATGTCACATAACACTCATGTTCTAGATGGAGTTAACAAAGACGTAAACCTATGGCCTGGATGCACGTACAAGGATGCGCTGGCTTATTATAAGGACTTGGCTTCTGGATGGAAGCCGTATAATCCTGATCCGGTCGTAATTGAACATGATGGTGTTCGTGTTGTTCGTGACGATCTAATTGTTGGAACTAAAACCAGAGCAGGTGATTTGCTAGCGTCTAAAGTAAATAACAAGACGCTGGTGTATGTTCAGCCTCGTACCGGATTGGCCGGTGTTTCATTGATGGATGTTGCTAAGCATCGCAATAAAGATATTGTTCTTTTTATGCCTGCTTCAAAGAAGATTTCGATGCACCAGGCTTGCTGTATTGAACAGGGCGCAGAACCTATCTTTGAACGTATCGCAGCAATGCCTAATCTAAACCTTCTTGCTAAGAAGTGGGCAGAGGATAACGAAGCATGTTTTATTCCTCTAGGTCTAAAGCATGAGCTAGCCACTGCCGGTATTATTCATGCAGCCTTAACTATCGATCCCCCTAAGGAAGTATACGTAGCTATCTCGACTGGCGTTCTTACCCGTGCTCTACAGATTGCATGGCCTAAGGCTAAGTTTACGGCTGTTGCAGTTGCTCGTAACCTTAAGGCCGGTGAAGCTGGCAGAGCTGATGTTGTTTCAGAGCCGCTGGAGTTTACTCAGTTTGAAAAGGTAGAAAATCTACCTCCGTTTCCTTCTGTTCCTACATATGATGCAAAGGTTTGGAAACGTATCCCTAAGAATACAGGCAAAGACATTCTATTCTGGAACGTAGGCAAAGATCCGGTTCTAAACGATATTACTCTATATGATAAAATTGATTCCAATCGAAAGTGGAAAAAGGAATATAGTCTTGAAAATTCTAGTAACGTCACCGTTTAATCCTATTTCGTCTAGGCTAGCATCTCATAGAGGTGCACAAGGTCATATCTATTGGTCACAGTTACGCGAATGCTATCCTGAAGATGTTGTTGTAGATATCGATACTGGTGATAAGCCATACCATAGATATGATGTGTTGTACATTTATCATGGCAACGACTGGTCAGGTGCCCTAAATGTATTCGGTGGGTTTGAGAATTTCAACCAAACCGAAAAGGTTATTTCCCTTGCCAATTTCACCGGTGCTGTGTATTCTATCGGAATTCCTATGCCTATGTACCATGAAATCATTCAGAAGAGAGTCGATTCACTTTCTGATTCAGGCCCATGGACTAAAGATGTAATGAATTCTCTTAAGCATATTGTAGAGTCTACCCCTATGGTTGACGTCAACATTAATTTGGTTAACAATATGAATATTGTTGCCGGCGATTCACATGCTATTTGTATGTATCGTCCAGGTTGGTTGGTTAATTCGGTTCCATTCAAGACACTTCATGGTGCCATTTCTGAAGGTCTAGACACGTTTGTATATGGTAGAAATTTCAATAATATTGAACTCTACTTCGGTAATATCGATATTCGTCATCATCTTCTTAGACAGCCAGATCCAGAACTGGCTACAATCAGTCTTGTTGATCGGTACATCGAGGGTGCAGTTAAGCTAGCAAGCAAGTACGAGGCAACTGTAACAATCTTGGCTCCTCTACCTATTGAAAATGAATCGCGTAAGATTCCTAAGACCGGATGGTATAAGGGAACACCTTTCACAGGTTCATGGGCAGATCGTAATCGTGTTAGAAAGTTGTTTATTGCACGATGCGAATATGGCGCCGGCCAATTTAAACATGTGAAGTTTAACGACTGGACTGGTTATTTGATCAATGAAGCCGGCGAGCTTGATTTCAAGTACATGGAAAAGCCACGATCTGTGCATCTTTCTCGAGAATTTTACCCGCATTGGACCGGTGCTGATATAAATAGTCCAGCTAAACTTGAAGCTCTTACATAATAGGTACGGTGAATGGCTATCAAATACAAGTACGCAGAAGACAAGATCATTAATGATCTTAAGGCATATATCGATGCCACATATTCCCAACATTACAAAACAGGCGACGATTCGGTCGAATGTTTTGACGCATGGATTGCTCTAGGTGATGCAACACCTACTTTCCGTAACACCGCACTGAAGTATCTGTGGCGGTACGGGAAGAAAGGCGGGACCAATCAATCTGACCTAATGAAGGCCATGCATTACGTCATGCTTGCCATGTATAATGATCATTATAAGAATAAGAAGGAAAAGAAATAATGCAAGTTGAAATTCCAATTGAAGAGTTACGCAAGCGTAAGTTAATGGTTGCCACACCAATGTATGGTGGTATGGCAGCTGGTATGTTTTCAAAGTCTATTGCTGACCTATCGGCACTGTGTCAGCAGTATGGCATTCCCATGCAGATGTACTTCTTATTCAATGAATCGCTGATCACACGAGCCCGCAATTATTGTTGCGACGAGTTTGTGCGTTCAGATGCTACTCATTTGATGTTCATCGACTCGGATATTGGATTTAATCCGCAGGATGTTATTGCACTGCTTGCTTTGTCCGGCGAAGATTCAGAGTACGATATCATCGGCGGGCCCTATCCTAAGAAGTGTATTTCATGGGAAAAGGTTAAGCGCGCGGTCGATAAGGGAGTTGCTGATAAGGATGCATCGGTTCTAGAGCGATTCGTTGGTGACTACGTCTTTAATCCTAAGTTTAACACTGGTTCTATTCCTCTAAATGAGCCGTGTGAAGTACTTGAAATCGGCACTGGATTCATGATGATCCAGAAGCGAGTTTTCACTAAATTTACAGAAGCTTTCCCTGAGTACTTCTATCGTCCTGACCATGTTCGTACCGAGCACTTTGACGGTACTCGTAATATCATGCAGTTCTTCCAGGCTGAAATCGATCGTCATAATCCAGCTAAGGAATACGAGAAGATTGTACGTAAGTTGGCAGCCGGCGAAGAAGTTAACGCTGAAGAAGTTAACGCTACATTAACAGCAGCAGAAGAGAAGATCAAGGCGTCATCTAATCGTTATCTTTCAGAGGATTACTGGTTCTGTCAGAAGGTTCAGCAGCTTGGTCTTAAGACTTGGTTGTGCCCATGGATTCAGTTGTACCATGTTGGTACGTATATCTTCGGTGGATCGTTGGCTGACCTAGCATCTGTTGGAGCTTCGGCTACCGCCGACACTGGTGCTCTTAATAAAAAGTAGTAGTGTACATTTAGACTGCAATAGTATATAATAATTTCGAGGTGAACAATGCAAACTATTAAGCTCTCAGAGCAGACACTACGTATTCTAAAGAACTTTTCGACCATTAACCCTGGGCTTGTTGTAAAGCCCGGGGCAAAGCTAGTTACAATGTCTCCGGCTTCGTCTGTCTTTGCCGAAGCTGAGATCAATGAAACACTAACTACTCCATTTGCTCTAACGGATATCTCTAAGTTTCTATCGGCTCTTTCGTTGTTTCCAGAGCCAGAGCTTAATTTCAAGGAGACGTCAGTAGAGATCATCAAGCATAAGCAGAAGATCGTTTTTGTTTATGCTGATCCTCGCCATATTCTGTCCCCTACTAAAGAGTTCAAGGCTCCTAAGTTTGACTTGACATTTTCTGTTAAGGAAGAAACACTAATGAAGCTATTCAAGACAATGTCTGTCTTGGCTCTTCCGGCTGTTATCATCGAAGGTGATGGCAAGACTCTATCGATTTCTACTAAGGATGTAAAGAGCTCGACGTCACACTCATATACCGAGGAACTCGGACCGACCGATCAGACCTTCAAGCATGTATTCCTGGCTGAGAACATGAAGATGGTATCAGGTCATTACGATATTTCTATTGCACCGGGAGTAGGTAGATTTGTAGCAAAGGATCCATATACAGGTAAGCCAATCACGTATTACATTGCTATTGAGACTCCTCTTAAGAAGTAAGGTTACTTTATATTATGAATACTACTGAATTCTTGTGGGTAGAGAAGTATCGCCCACCGACTATTGATGACACTATTCTACCGAAAGCCATTCACGATACTCTAGTAGGATTTCTAAAGGCAGGCGACCTTCCTAATCTCCTGTTTTCTGGTCCGCCTGGAATCGGTAAGACGACCGCAGCCAAGGCTATGCTTGAAACCCTAGGTGTAGACTATATCGTAGTTAACGGGTCGATGAATGGTAACATCGATACGCTTCGTAATGAAATCCTGACATTCGCTTCTTCGGTATCGTTCATGACCGGTAAGCGTAAGTATGTCATTCTAGACGAAGCCGACTATCTCAATGCAGTATCGACTCAACCCGCCCTCCGTAATTTCATGGAGCAGTATTCGGTAAATTGCGGGTTCATTCTCACAGCCAATTACAAGAACAAGATCATCCCGGCACTTAGGTCTCGTTGTACCGAAGTCGACTTTGCGTTTACTGCTGATGACAAGGTAGCGATGGCTACTGCGTTCTTCAAGAGAGCTCAGAGTATCCTGAATAATGAAAACGTCAAGTTCGATAAGAAGGTATTGGCCGAAGTAATTTCTAAGCATATGCCTGACTGGAGACGCGCTCTCAATGAACTTCAGGGATACGCTGTAAATGGTTCTATCGATGCCGGAATCTTGGCCAACCTCAATGAGATTTCGCTATTCGATTTGATGGTGCTAATGAAGGCCAAGAATTATACCGACATCGTTAAGTGGGTTTATGAAAATATCCATAATGACCACAATACATTGTTTCGGGCATTGTTCGAAGAAGCCAAAAAGTACGTGACAAAGGAATCGATTCCTCTGATGGTTCTTATCATCGGAAAGTATGACTATCAGATGGCGTTTGCAGTTAATCATGATATTACGCTTATTTGTTGTCTAACCGAGATCATGCTCGAGTGTGAATTCTTGTGACACCTTTTGACATAATCAACTCAATCACGGCCACTAAGAAGCCGTTGATTAATTCAGAGAATGATAAGGAATACGTTCCTTATATTGTAAACATGGGTCTATCGTATTTCATTGATACGGTAGCCCATGCAGATGCCATGAACCGTATGCATTGGCTCCCTAATGTCATGCAACACGATTATCTCATGGGTTCTATCAAATCCAAAAAGCGGTGGTCCAAATGGGTCAAGAAGACTAATTCTGAAGCAATCGATCAGATTGCTGAATACTACAAGTGTTCTAGGGCCAGAGCCATAGAATATGATCGAATCTTGACGCCAGAGCAGAAGCAAGTAATCGCAAGATCCTTCACGGAGAACACAATATAAATATCCTATAATAAAAAAAGGCATTATGAAATGGATATATTCGAAACCTTGGTTGAAATAAGTCTATCTAAACCAGAAGACTTCTT